CAGCAGGCGATGATCACCCAGCCGCCAGAGGTCGCCCGGGCGGCTGACGGGGTCGCGCGGCGGTTCCGGTGCCTCGTCGGCGTCGTCGTCGCTGTCTTCGCGGGTGGGCTCGTCCTCGTCTTCGAGCGGCGCCATCAGCCGGTCGAGCTCGGCGTCATCGAAGCCGATGAGCGACAGGTCGAAGCCGTCGCCGTTCAGCACATGCAGCTCGGCGGCGAGCAGCTCCTGGTTCCAGCCGCTCAGTTCCGCCAGTCGGTTGTCGACCAGCCGGTAGGCCTGCGCTTGGGCTGGGGTCAGGTGCGCGGCGCGGATGACCGGGATGGTATCGAGACCGAGCTTCCTGGCCGCCAACAGCCGACCATGGCCGGCGATGACGTCGCCCGTATCATCGATCAGGACCGGCGTCGTCCAGCCGAACTCCAGGATCGAGGCGGCGATCTTCGCCACCTGGTCGTCGTCGTGGGTTCGCGCGTTGCGGTCGTACGGCGTGAGCCGATCGAGCGGCCAATGCTCGACCGTGTCGGGCAATCGGGGCGGCATTTGAGAGTCGGAGATCTATTGCGTTGGTTTCGACGGCGCCGCGTTGTTCTGGACGCCGACAGTTCGTTACAGAAGGAGGCGAGAATGCCGAGCAAACGCAGGAGGAAGGCGAAAGCGGCGGTCAACCCTTACCTGACCTACGCTTTAAGAATTGCCAGCTGGGAGCCGTCCTACATGTTTGCTTTGAATGACACCCGTTTCCACCAGGGCCCCTATTGGGAACATGCCGAGCTCAAGCTGAGCGGCGAGTGTCTGGCACCAGCGAAGCTTGCCGGAAGAACCGCCAAGCTGACCCTACTGGGAGATCGACGTGACAAGCAGATGCTGGAGGAACCACCTCAATCCGATTGGAAGCCACTGGGCGTGGGGTCAGTAACCTCCCGCGGTGACCAGACAGAATTTCTAGGCTCGATACCGATCGACGCGCTGTGGGGCCTCATTTCCGCCCTGGCCTCTGGAACGGTTCAGTTCGTGGATATGTATGGTGAGCGCCTCCGATACGGCAGCGCCAGGCTCCGATCGATAAGCTTCTGCAGAGAGCTTGATCCGGAAGATTTAGAATTCGCACGTGAGCAGCATTGAGCGCGGTAACCGAGCCGGCGGTTACCAGGCCGGTGTTACCACTGCAGGAACACGCGAGAGGCACGGCTGCTCAAAGGCTTAACACCGATGGCCCGGGAGCGCGGCCGGTAACTGGTAACGCAATTCGCGGGGCTGGCGGTAGCGAAGTTCCGGGCCATTGCCCCCAGCATACGCTCTGGGCCCGGGAGGACCCGCGCTCGCTGCCGATTGGTGCCGGCCGCGCGCGCCTCGCCTGAGCCTACCCGAAATCTACCCTGATCTGGCCGTTTTCGTCGCAGCGAAAAGTGTCTGGCAGACACTTTTCTCTCTGGCACTCACGGATGCGCCGCACGGACCATCGCGATCACGTGGGTGCGCGAGCGCTTGCTCGGAATCCGACGGCCGTTAAGCCGCCATGCGATCACGCAGAGCGCATAGAGCCAGTGCTGGTGGACGGTGGCGCGGGCGAGACCGACCGTCCAGCAGATGGTCTTCCAGCGCTCGCCGCCCGCTCGCAGCCAGATGATCTTCGCGTCCACCGGATCGAGCCCGGCCGTCCAGGTCAGCGTCTCCTCCATCCGCGTGATCGCTTCCGGTGAGGGCGGCGGACGTTTGAGCCGTGGCGGCTCGCGACCGACGAGATCGCTGAATTCCGGGATGATCCTCGGCCAGGTGTTGTAGTAGCCCTGCACGTCGCGGTCGGGCAGACGCTTCAGCACGTCGGCGGCTTCCGCGAGCCGCGCCTCGACCAGGCTCGGCGTCCACTCAGCCATGGCGTGCCTCTTGTGGGCTTCGCTGACCGTAAAGCTTCTCGCCGAGCTGGCGGACGAGCTCGCGCTCGGGCCAGGTCAGACGGGCATCGTCCACCGAGACGGCAAGCAAGCCATGTTCCTGCCAGCCTTCTCGCTTGACCTGCTCGGGCGGCCGCCGCTCACCGCCATAGCCCTTCGGAAACCACCTCATCGCACGCCGCCTCCGGTCTCGATCGCCCAGAGCAGGATGGCGATGGCGTCGGCCTCATTGTCGTCGGCCGGGCGGAAGCCGCGGGCACGGATCGCCTCCATGACAGCCGTCTTGTCGGCGTTGCCCTTGCCGGTGATGTGACGCTTGATGCTTCCGACCGGCACGCCCTCATAGGGAATGCCGCGCTGCTCACACCAGCTGGTGAGCGTCGCGAGGAAGCCGCCGTAGAGATGGGCCGCATCGGTGCCAATGTGCCGGCGCACCTCCTCGAAGTAGACGGCGGCGATGCCGGCCGCGTCGGCGGTCATGCCGTCGAGCCAGCTGCGGAAGCGCAGGTAGCGCATGCCGCCGCCGTCATAGCGGCTCGGGCGGAACGAGGTGGTGCCGCTCTCAATGGCGCCGCCGGCGAGGCGCATGGCCCAGCCGGTGGTGGTGCCGAGGTCGAGCGAGAGGATGGCGCCCGGCGGCGTCGCCATGCCGATCGCCGGCAGGCTTGCATCGACGCGCGCGACAGTCAGAGTCGTCGAAGCCATGGTGGTCTCCGTGAGGGGATGATCGCGGTCAGGGCGACGACGGTGGTTCTTGGCGGAGCTGCCCGTCGTCGCCCGCTCAGGCGATGTCAGTGGCCATGTGGAGAGGCGCGCGGCCACGCCGACAGGAAGCGCCGCTTGCGTCGCCAGCCAGCCCGCGTGACGGGCCGGCCCGGCTTGCGGTGCTCGGGGCAGCGCCGGTTCGGCGCCTTCGACTTGAGCGTCGTGGTTTGCTCGAAGGACCGGCCACACTCGGCACAGTGTCCACGCCAGACGATCAGCAGCGTTTCGGTGCCGTCCTGCCGGCAATGGGGCCTGACTGCGCACACCTCGTACCGCTGGCCCTCGACCAGCAGCACGGTGCCGATGGCCGGGGCGCTCATGAAACGGATGCGATTCACGACGGGCACGTCGGGCATGGTCGAGCTCCGGATGGTGGACGGGGAATGATCGACGGTGCACGACCTCCGAGAGTGAGTCAGAGGAGGAGACGCCCGTCGAAGACGGAGGCGTCGTCCTCCTCTTCCCCCGGAGGGGGTAGTTTCACACCGGAAACTTCCGACACATCTCAAGCCTCTGACAACGCAAAGGAAATTCCAGTTTCGGTAGCTGAAATCGGTATGCACATCCGAATCTGGCCAGCGCGGGATCGTGCGCGCCCGCGCGCGTGAATGACGGGGCAGATTCGGGAGCGAAGCGAATCTGATCGGCGCGAGTCCGCGCGAAGCGGTGCGGGGGAATGTCGGGCCAGTTTCGGCAGCCAGCCGCATCTGGGCCAATCTGGCTGCAGCGAAGGCGCGCGAAAGTGGAAGGCTGGCACCGATCATGGTGCTTCCCCTTCCGGATAGACCCAGATGTGAGGGTTCTCGACCGGCAGCATCGCCCCGGTCTGGGGGCACTTGTAATGCGTTGGTCGGACCGGGATCGTGTTGGCGATCTCGCCGGTGTCGGGATCGACGACCTCGGCCTCCGCCGGATACTGCATGCCCTCGGTGCAGAGCAGACCAAACTTGGAGCGCCGAATGTCGAGCGCGAAGGGTGTGCCGTCCTTCACGAACTTGACGTAGCCCTTGGTCGCCAAGACATCAACGCGCGCACGGATCGCGTCCTTGCCGCCGAGCCCTGCCTTGTTCTCGAAGGCCTCCGCGAACTGAGCGATCGTATAGAGCCGGCCGTCCAGGGCCTCATCGAGCAGGATGGAGAGGATCACGTCGCGCTTGCGCACGCGTTCGGCATCGAGCTTCTCGCCCAGCGACTTGCGCACCAGGCGCTCGCCGCTCCTGTCGATCTCGACCCAGCGGCCGTTCAGCTTGTCGACGATCCTGGGCGCGATCGCGGGCCCGTTGCGCAGCTCGAAATGCAGCATGCGCTCGGACCGATCCTCGTCCGGACGGTGCATGAGGATGCCTGACGTGTAGAAGCTCCTGAGCGCGCCAGCGCCCGAGAGTGCCTGGAACGGGTCCTCGGCCAGCTCCTTCTTTCGCGTCTTTCGCGTGTGATGGCAGAGGATGAGACCAGCCTCGGGAGCGGTCGCCTCGCGCAAAGCCTCGACCCGCTCCTGCAGAAAGAAGAGCATGGCCGTGTTGTCGTTCTCGCCCTCTCCGCCAGGCCCGCCGTCGAAGAGATTGCGCACCGGGTCGAGGCAGAGGATGTCGGGCGGAGCCTCGGGAAAGTGGTCATGGATGCTGGCGACGGTGAGCGCGACGCCCTTGGCGTCGAGCAGCATGCGGACCTTGGGCGTGACCACGAGGTTGTCGCGGGCTGCTGCGAGCACGGCTGGATCGATCCCGATTGCCTGCAGGCGCTCCCGCAGATAGTGGTACTGGATCTCCGCCTGCAGATAGAAAATGCGCAGAGCACGCGGCGGGATGAAGCCAAGGAATGGCACGCCGGCCGCCATGTGTACGAGGAGCGAGATCAGGAAGTCGCTTTTTCCCACCTTGGGCGCGCCACCGAGCACCAGCAGGCCGGCGGGCGTGAGCAGCCGCGGCGCGATGATATCGTCCGGCATCGGGCTCACATCATCGAGCAGCACGCCGAGGGTGAACGCTGGCAGCACGGAAGGCGTGGTAGGCAATCGCTCCAAAGCAGGCCCGTGGTGCAGCTCATGCAGACGCCACAGGCGCTGCGCCTCCGACGCCAACCGTTCGGGCGGCCAAGGCGGCCGCAGCTGCGCGGCGTTGTACTGGCAGATCGCGAGCCAGGCCTCGTCGCGGCTCATGCGCCCCTCGTGGGCCATGCGCACGTAGTGGCCGATCGCGGCGCTCGCGCCCTGGAAGCGCGTCCAGGCATCGGCCCCGCCCTCGCGCACTGGCGTGATGAGCACGGCATCGATGTCGGGCTTGCTCGGAGTTGGACCGGGCTCGGTGCCGACGCCAGGCAGCGGCGGCATCGCATCGACCGCTTCGGCGAACTCGCGCAGATCGACCTCGGTGCGCGGCTCGTGGCGGCGGATGGTGACCAGGCGCTTGAAGCCGGTCTTGTGATAGACGGTGCCGGCGACGCGGATCGGCTGGTGTGCCGAGCGGAAATGCGTATCGCCGCCGACCTTGACGGCGATGTTGCCGCGCAGCCGGCAGACGAGCGCGATGTCTTCCCCCTCCGCAGGCTCGCTCAGCCGCCACCAGACATGCAGCTTGTCGACGCCTTCGGGCGTGCGGCCGCCACTCTCGATGATCAGCGTGGGTTGCCCGAGATGGTGGACGAGGTGGTCGAGCTTGCCCGCGACGTCGCCGGCATCGAGATCGACCACCACCGTCTGCATCTGAACGAGATCGGCGGCCTTGGCCTGACCGTGCTCGGCGACGGTGCCGGGCACGACATAGACCGCCGCGCCCTCGCGCGCCGCCCAGGCCGCGAAGGTCACCATCTTGTCCGTGGCGCGCGCGTCCGCCTCGACCCAGATGTTGTGGGGACGGCCATTGAAGCCCTGGCCCTTGTCGACGAAGCCGCGCACCGGCACGAATCCCTCGCAGTAGCCGAAGACCACGTCGAGGAAGGTCGCGATCTGGCTCGCGTCCGGCTCGAGCTGGAAGACGTCGGCCGAAACCGGCGCGTCGTTGAAGTCGCGCCAGGGATTGAAGTGGACGATGTTGTCGTCGCCGCTCATGCCGGCAAGCTCCAGCAGCGGCGGGACCAGGGGCACATTCGGCACTCGTGGAACTCGGGCTCACGCGCGATCCGGGGCAAGAGCTCGCCGGCGTCGGTCGCCTGCAAAATGCGCACGGCGCGATCGCTCATGCGCTGCGCCAGCGCGGCGTCGAACGGCACTAGCTCGTGATGGAGCTCGGCGGTATCCTTGTTAATGGCAGTGAAGAGCGCCGGGTTTGCCGAGACGCCCGGAACGGTGCCCTCCATGTAGGCCTGGTAGAGGGCGATCTGCGCGGCATAGACCGGTTTCGCGACAGCGACGCCCTTGCTGACCGTCTCGCGCCAATTGCGCGCGTTCATCGTCTTGCATTCCCACAGCGCCGGCCAGGCGAGTCCCGGCAGCTCGGGACCGCCGGCGAGGATGCCATCGACATGGCCGCGGATGCGGCCGCCGGCGACACTGAACCCGAGCTGCTCGCCATTGGCGCGCCGCGTGTAGAGATCGAAGCCGGCGCCGCGCAGCCATGCAATCGCAAGATCTTCGAGCGCATGGCCGATGGCGAAGATGCGCAGCGCCTGACCATCGAAGTCGCCGCCCTCGTCCTTCGGCGCGCCGGCGAACTCGAACTGCAGCGCCCGCTCGCACGGGTGACCAAGGCGAGAACCGCCGAGATAATCGCGCGGCGGGATGCTGGCCCGGTCGGCGACGAGCCCGGCATCGATGGCGGCGTTCACCAGCTCGGCAAGCTTCGGGCGGTGATTGAAATCGAGCATCAGAAGGGCGCCTCCGGAGCGCTCACGGCGATCTCGCGCATGGCCTCCTGGAACCCGCCGACGGCGACCTCGATCAGCGTCAGCACCTGGTGCTCGGAGAGATCGGCAAGGCGGGTCTCCCAGCCGATCTCCTCCATGATCTCCGCCACCGGCTTCACGGTGGCGAGGACGGCCATGCGCTCCTCCTCGGTGAGATCAACCATGGCCGATGACCTCCGCCGGCGTTCGGTCCAGAAGCGCTGGCAGGCAAGCGAGCAGAACCAGGCGGGCGGGCGGGGCCGGCTCGTTCGCCATGGATAGAACCAGCCGAAGCCGCGCGCCGGCCTGCAGCACACTGCGCAGAGCTCGCCGCGTGGATGCCAGAGCCGGCGCCGCAGCGATGCGGCATCGGAGTCCGAAGGATTCATCGAGCGGCCTCATCACGCGGCCCTCGCAAGGCTTTCCTGCTCCGCGCCGAAGACGAGCGCGCGGATGGCGGCGCGGTTGAAGGAGAAGGTGATGAGGGCCGAGGCCTGGTAGCGCGTGAGGCCATAGTCCTGCCGGTAGACGGACGGCAGCAGTGCCAGCTGCTTCTCGGTCGGCGGCAGCTTCAGCCAGCTGCGGCTCTTGTGAGCGGTCTCGTCGGTCTCGTTCTCGTTTAGCCAGTCGTCGGCGGCCGCGAGACAGACGGCGCGCTCGCCAACGCCCAGAAGGCGTGGCTTTTGCCGCTGCAGGCCGCCAACGCCATACCAGCGGCCGTTCAGGAAAAAGACGCCGCCCCAGGCATTAAAGCCGTTGGCGACGAGCGCTGCATCGTCACCGAAGAGATCGCACCAGCGGAAGCTCGACCGCTTGAGGAGGTCGATCTCGCTCATGATGAAGTCGCCGAGCGGCGGCGTCCCCTCGCCGGTGGTCCGCTCCCACACATGGCCGCAGAGCGGGCACTCGGTGGTGGCGATCGGGACCTCTGCTTCGCATTCTGGGCAGGTCTTGGTCGGCGCGATCCCGTTCGCCTCGTGCCCGTCGAGATCGATGTCCTGCTCCAGCGTGCCGTGCAGCAGCGTCGAGGTGCCGAAGTCGAGCACGATGCAGTCGGTCTTGATGACGCCCGGATGCTCCTCGGGGTTCACCGGGCGCAAGCCCCGGCCGACCATCTGGATCATGGTCGACTTGTAGGAGCTGGGGCGGAGCAGGACGATGCAGCTCGTCGGCGGATGGTCCCAGCCTTCTGTCAGCACCGCCACATTGACGATGACCCGCGCTTCGCCCGAGGCGTAAGCAGAGAGAACGGCGCGCCGCTCGGCCTCGCCCATCTCACCGGTCACCATCACCGCGGCAACGCCAGCGTCGTTGAACGCGCTGCAGACGTTACTCGCGTGATCGATGGTCGAGCAGAACACCACCGTCTGCCGCTCGCCCGCCTTCTCCTGCCAGTGCTTGACGACCGCCTCGGTGATCGGCGCCCGGTTCATGACGCGATCGACCTCGGCCATATCGAAGTCGTCGGCGGTGCGCCGCACCCTGGCGAGCTGGTCCTGCACGCCGACATCGATGACGAAGGTGCGCGGAGGCACGAGATGGCCGGAGGCGATCAGCTCGCCGATCCGGATCTGGTCGGCGACATTGGAGAAGACCGGCCTGAGCCCCTTGCGATCGCCACGGTTCGGCGTCGCCGTGACGCCATAGATTCGGCAGGACGGATTCCTGTCCCGCGTCCGATCGATGATGCGCCGGTAGCTCTCGGCCGCGGCGTGGTGCGCCTCGTCGATGACGAGGAGATCGAGGGTCGGCATGTTGTCGAGGTTCGGCGCCCGCGCCAGGGTCGGCACCATCGCGAAGGTGACCTGGCCCTTCCAGCACTTGGTGCGGGCGTCGACGACGGACGTCGTGATCCTCGGATTCACGCGGCCGAACTTGGTCCGGTTCTGCTCCGTCAGCTCGTCGCGGTGCGCGAGGACGCATGCCTTGGCATCGGTGCTGCCAACCATTTCGCCGGCGACGGCCGACAGCATGATGGTCTTGCCGGCGCCGGTGGGCGCGACCGCCAGCGTGTTGCCGTGCTGGCGGAGCGCGCCGACGCTGCGCTCGACGAAGCACTTCTGGCGAGGACGGAGCAGCATTCGGTATCGCCCCTCACTGCGCCCAGGACGGCCGCACGCCCGCGGGACGCGGCGCTGCGGGCGCGGGCTGCGGCTGTGGCGGCGTGGCAGGGGCCGGTGCTGCCGGCACACCCATGAGGGCGGCATAGTCGCGGTGATCGGGCGTCACCGCGGAGCGAATTTCGTTCTTCTCCTCGCCATTGGTGTCGGTGCCGATGTCGATGCGGGCGACGAACTCGATGCCGTCGAGATCGGCGAAGCTGCTGATGCGCCGTGCCGCCTGCGCCTCAGGCGAGGTGTCCTTGTCGGAGATCCCGCGCGCCGAGTTCAGCATGCCGCGTATGAGGCCGCGGCCCATGTTCGCCCAGTCGGGTCCCTTCGGGCTGTAGAGCCCGATCAGCGTGAAGACCTTGCGCCGCGCATAAGGACCTTCGACGACGGTGAATTCGCCGTTGAGATAGACGGCGCCGGTCGAGCCGCGCGTGGCATAGCCGCCGGTCCAGCCCTGCGAGGGATCGTCGAAGCCACCGGGGCGGATGGACAGGCGCACCTTGGCGAGCGTGCCCTTCGGGATCAGGTTGGTGACCTGCTTGGCGTCGTTGAAGTCTTGCCAGGAAGTCATGGGACGAGAGCTCCTCTCGATCAGTGGGTCTGGGCGGGATTGGCGGGGGCCGGCGCGGCCGGTCGGGTGAACTCGAGCCGTTCGGCAGCTGGTCTGACGGGTCCGCGGACCTTCTCCATCAGCCGGCCGAGATGCGGCTCCTCGACCATGTCGAGCCGGCCGCTGCGGTCCTTGGCGGGATAGCCCCACGGGTTGAGCGTCTGGCAGACGAAGGCACGGTATGCCGAGCCGTCGTCGGCCTTCATCTCGGCCATGGTGATGACCTGGTCGACGATGCCGGGCAGCTCGTTGCCGGTCTTGGAGCCGTCGATCTGCGGCGCGAAGAAGCGCCGATTGAAGTCGTCGAGCTTCTCATCGAGGATGCCGACGAACCAGACGCTCTTCGCTCGGGTGTGCTGGAGATGCGTCAGCCAGCCGATCATCTCGCGGCCATGCAGCCCGTAGGCGCCACGGGCGTCCGGCTTGCCCGTCTTCTCCGACAGCGCCTCGGGCTGGCCCTTGCACCATTGGAAGCAGAGGCGCCCGGCAACCGTGATCGAGTCGATGAAGATCGTCTGGTAGCGATCGAGCGCCGAGCGATCGCCGAAGCGCGCGCACACGGCATCGAAATGCGCTTGGCTGTAGGGCTGCTCGTCGCGCAGTGCCGGGTTCGGCCCGCCGATAAAGACGGCGAAGTCCCGGCATTCGGTCCAGGTGCGCGGGCGGATGGTGTCGCCCGGCCAGCCCTCGATCGCGAGATCGCCGGCCTCGAGGTCCATGAACAGCGTGCTGGGCGCATCGAGCGTCCAGAGCAGGCTCGTCTTGCCAATGCCCGACTTGCCGAAAATGCAGCCCTTGATGCCGCGCGGCTCGGCGAGACGCTGGTCAGCGGAGATGATCGGCAGACTCATTTGGCGCCTCCCTCGATGCGCTCGAAGCGGTAGCTGGGTTTGCCAGTCTCGACGGTGCGCGCCGGCGCGAAGGTGGACCGGATTGCCTGCGGCCAGGCGCCGTAGGCGCGCTCGGAGACCTTGAGTTCGGTCGTCACGTATTCGGTGGGATCGTCGCCGGCGGCGCGGATGCGCTCGACGATCGATGCGAGGGCCGCTTGGTCCCACTTCACCCGCTTCGGCAGATCGGCGATGACGACGAAGTCATCGTCGGCGATGCGCACGGTGCCGGTGTCCTTGGCAGCTTCTATGCGCGCCATGACCGCGCGCTCGCCGTAGCGCACCGCAAGGGCGCCATCGAACCAGTCCTTTAGAATCTTGGCGCGGCGCAGATGCTCGTCGACGTCGTCCTGTAGAAGCGCCAGCTCCTCGACCGGAAGCGCCGCGATTTCACCAATCGGCATCGTGCGCAGCGCATCGAGCGTGACGCGATTGGTCTTCGGTGCATCGATGATCATCAGGCGGCCTCTTCGAGCAGAAGTGAACAAGCAGATGCAGACGCGCGCTTCGGCTGGGTCGAGCGATCGCGAGATAGGAGAAGTCGTTCGGGGCGTTGCGGCGCTGAACCAGATGGACGAGTCCGAGGCCGGCGGCCCTCATCGCTCGATGCGCCAGCTTGAGGAGTTCGGCACGGTCGGGTTCGCAAAGCTGGCTGGCGTCGAACGCGAGGAAGCCGCGGTGATATTCAAGGACGTCACCGGGCATCGCTTGATCGACCCAGCCGATGAAGGCGAGCTCGTTCGTGACCGGGACGGGGATGCGTGCTGTGGGCTTCATCCCCATTGAAATACCGGCTCGCGCAGCGGGCACCAATTCGAATGATTTCGCGCGATTTCGCCCGCGAACCGGAGGGAAAACAAAGTTATCGCTGCGGGCTTCTGCGAAAGCGCGGCTCTGAAGACCTGCCGTCATCGGCCGGCCTCCTGCCGCTTCTCGTCCTCGAAGGCCTCGACATCTTCGAGGCGGTAGACGACGCGCCCGCCGATCTTGAGGTATCGCGGCCCCTGGCCGAGCCAGCGCCAACGCTCCAGCGTGCGCGGACTGATCCGCCAGCGCTGGGCAAGTTCAACCTGGGTGAGATGCCGGACGGTCACGCTCCCTCTCCTCGGCCTTCAACGAAAACCTGCGGAGAGGATGGTCCTGCGGAGTAACACTGTCCGCAGGGCCGGCGGCGGAGCGCCGCTGGGGCGAAACGGCCCGGTGATGGACCGGTGATGGAAGGGTTTACGAAGGACTACTCGGTCCTTAGACGGTATTTCCCTCGCCCGTTTGACAGCAGCAGCACTCCCCAGGCCGGATGGCGGCCGAACAGGTTGACCATGCGCATGTTCGTGTCATTCGACTTGGCCGCCTGCAGCACGATCTTGCCCGAACGCCATGGCTCGTCCGTCTGCGCCGCCGCGTGGAGAAAGCGAATCGCGGCCTGCTGAATCTCGCCCGTGAAGTAATAGGGCTCGCCACGCAGTCGAATCTCCGAGTAGTCGGGTGCGTGCCAGAACGCCGTCCCATTGTACTGCTTCTCGGCCAGACCGGCCGCAGCCGCATGAGTGCACGCGTCGCAAGCGTCGTGGCCGCTCCGGCCGGCAAGCTCCAAGCAGCGGCGGATCTTGGCGCCGACGTCCTGGCCGTCGAGGCTCAGCGGCTTCATGACGAAATCATTGATGCCGTCCTTGAACGCGCTGATGATGTTCTTCGGTTCCTTGCCGTGCCCGCTGATCACGAGCACCGGCATGAGATGCATGTCGTTGGCGCCACGGTGGGGGAAGCGCTTGCGTATCTCGCGCAGGAGCGACATTCCCGATTCCACCCTCGGCTTGATCGATTGGCCGTCCGCCTTGATCTGCAGATCGAGCAGCACGTAGCAGAAACCGCCTTCATCGAGACACGCTCTGGCATCGGCGAGGGTTTCGGCATGCAAATGATCGTGCCCAAAAGACCGCAGGAGATCGGCCAGCTCGGCGGCCATCTCAGGTTCATCTTCCACGATGAGGGCTGTATGGCGATCGGCCATCGGAGTCAGTCCTCCGAACGCGCCTGCTCTACGGGCAGAGCCACCGTCACTGTGGTGCCCACGCCCTCACGGCTTTCGATCGACAGCGTCCCTTGATGGTCGATCTCAATGATCTTCTTCGCGAGCGGTAGGCCGAAGCCCATCCCGTTGGCCTTGCCCGAGCTGTAGAGCAGCACGCAGTCCCGCAGCGCTTCCTCGCTCATGCCGCAACCGTTGTCGGCGACCGTGATCTTGATATGCGTATCCGTATGTGGGGTGGCGGAGATGATCAGGACGCTGCGGTGCTGCTGGTTTGAGCAGGCCTCGACGGCGTTCACGATGATGTTGATGAGGGCCTGGAGGAGGCGCGAGCGGTTCGCTTCCAGCTTCAACGAGCCGTCGACCTCCTGGCGCACGTCGATGCCGGCGGTGGGAAGCTCGATGTGGCTGAGGGCAAGCTCGGCGGCCTCCTTCACGATAGGGACCAGAGCCTCCAAGGCAAACCCGGCTGGTGCGTCGGTCGTGAACGCCCGCAGGTTGTCCAGGAATTCGGTGATCAGCCGCACGCGCGCCCGGGCGCGACGCGTGTGCAGAAGCGTGTGGTCGGGGACACCTGGTACGCCCGCAAGCTCATTTTCCAGGTTGATGAGTGACGCGTCGAGCGGCGAGATGATCCGGACGATCTCGTGATACGCCTCGCGTACAAAGCGGTGATGGAGATGGTCGGCAATACTCAGGGCCGCCCGCCGGGCTCGCAGCCCGTATCGGGTCTCCAGGGCGGCCAGGAGCCCAAGGATTGAGTCGCTGCGGCTGTCACCATGAATGTCAGCCCGGCTTAGCTCGCTGCGTCGCTGCAGAGTCTTACGCGCCGCCTCCCGGACCCAGGCGTTCTCATCCTCGATGATCCGGGCCATCACCGCGGGGAACGCATCGTGGCGGAGGAAGAGCACGGCGTGGGCAACAGCCTTGCGGACCTCCCACTTGGGATGTGACGACAGGCGCAAGAAGCGGGACGCGAGTTCCGACCTCAGGAGATCGTCGACATGCTGCGTGCGCAGCTGGTCGCCGGCACGCTCAATGGCTTCCCGTGCCGTGCCCCAGTCGTCCGCGTCGAGATCCCCGAGCAGGGCCTGCTCTTCCTCCTCCGTCATCGCGGCCGCCCTCAGTGGCCGTATTTCTGCATGCGGAGGACGAAGGCTTCCTTGCCGCCTTCGAGCAGATGCTCGATCTGGTCCTTCACGTCATCCACCGTTCCCGCGTGCGAGATGGCACCGCGCCGGCCGTCCGAGGTGAAGACGAACACCCTTTCCGCTTCGCCCAGGACGGGAATATTCGGGTTGTGGGTGACGAAGATCAGCTGCCGGCTGGCCTTCACCTCGCGCAGGCTTTTGACGATGGCGTGGTAGACGAAGGCGTTATCGAGATTGTCCTCGGGCTGATCGATCAGCAGCGGCCGCTCGCTTTCGAGCAGCAGGATCGGCAGGATGACGGTGCAGCGCTGGCCCGTGGACAGGTCCGCCGAATTCTTGAAGTCGGCGCCGTCCTTGAGCGCGATCAGCGGCTCGTCCTCCAGATCGATGGTCTCCAGCCTGGCCGTATCATCGCCATCCTGGAGGTGGGTGACGATGCGGAGCGCCTGGTCCTCGGCGATGCCGCCATCCTCGGCAAGGCGTGCGGCATCGCCCTTGCGGACGATCCGCGACAGCTCCTCCGGCGACACGCTCTCGACGAGGCGTGAGACAATGCGGTTGTACTGAAGGCCGCTCCCCTTGAGCATGTCCTTGAGCAGGGCCTCGTAGCCGGAGCGGTCACCGGACTGGGTGATGGACACCCGGATGGTCGGACCGAGCGCGGCGGAGAGCCGTTCGGCCACTTCCTTGCGCAGCCCGAAGCGCCGGTCGCGCAGCTCTGACAGCTTCGTGTTCATCTGGCGGTGGCTGGCCTCCAGCGCCTTCCGCTTCTGGCGCAGACCATCGAGCTCGTGCCGCGCCTTGGTCAGCGCGAGATGCCGCTGCTGCAACTTGGCCCGCTCGGCCGCCCGCTGCTGCTCCTGCGCCGAGCGGGCGATGATCTCGCGATACTGCTGCTCCTGCCGGGCATGGGCGGACGCAAGCCGCTGCGCCACGTCGTCGAGGCGCGACGTGAAAGCACTACAGCGGCTCTCGACCTTGGGCATGGCGTCACGGAATACGCTGACGAAGTCCTCGACGGCGGTCTCCATCTCCTCAAACAGGTCGCCATTCGGGCCCTCGCGGAATCCGTCGCCGATGGCGCTCGCGCAATCCTCCGCGACCGATTCGGCAAAGCGCCGGAAGCCTGCGGCGGCCGCCCCGACCGCTCGGCGCAGATCTGCGACAGCCTCGGTCTCCCGAGACCGCAGCGCTTTGTGCGCGTGGGCTGCGTTGATCAGCTGCGCGTCCGCGCCCTCGACCACCTGCATTTCCTGAAGGCGCTTGGCGACGACCTCGATCTCGGGGACCACGTCCTGAAGCTCGCGGATGCGCTGGTCGAGATGCTGGAGATCGGTGGCGCTCTGCTGGATGGCGCGCTTGGCCTTCTGAATCTCGGCGCTGGCCGCGCGGATCGCCTCC